CGCGGCAATCCACTCGTTGAGCTTCTGCCGATCCGCCGCCGAGAGACCTGCCAAATTGCTCATGGACCCAGGTTAATACAGCCGGTCCGAACTGTCTAGTCATTTGTTGGACACTACACTAGAGAAAGTCGGACGCCATGCGGCCCGGGTTCAGGCCCGGGCCACATGGCAGGCGGGCGGAAGCCCCGCTCACAGAAGAGAGGAGAGGTATGGATTTAATCACTTACTACAGGAAGATTCGAGAGACTGAAGCGTCGCTACGGGACGAGCACATTGTCGTGGTCAGTCTTGCGACATCCGAAGGCGGGAAGGCCGGCGTGAGGACGGAGGCGCCCCGCGGGATTGCCGCGAAGCTCATTGCGGAAGGCCGTGCGCGTGTGGCTTCGGACGAAGAGAGCCTCGAATTCCACCAAACGCAACGCGAGGACCGCGAACGAATAGAGGCCGAACAGGCAGCGCGCCGCATGCAGGTCATGGTGATACCTCAGACGGAGTTCAGGAAGCCGAAAGAGAGGAACTAGCGATGGCTCTGTTTGTGGATGGGCCCGTTTCGACAATAGACGACCTGACCAATCAGGACTCGGGGCTTCTGGATGTAGCTCTGACGTGCGGTATCGACGCTACAACCAAGCTGGCGCTGGCGCACGAGGATCTCGCGGCAGATCTTCGGGTGTGGCTGGACCGGCCGCGGCCCACGCTTGAGCTCATGTTTGGTCCTGTGCTCCACATGGAACAGATTGTGGCAACACCTCCGCTTAAGCGCTGGGAAACGATGGCCGCACTGGCGATGTTTTATCGCGATGCGTATTTCAGTCAGCTTGTGGACCGGTACCAGGCGCGGTGGGACGAGTACTCGAAGCTCAGTCGCGAGTCATATGAGCGATTCGTAGCGAGCGGGTTGGGCCTTGTGATGAATCCCGTCCGGAAGGCATCCCTCCCCTTGCTGAGTACGACACCCGGGCCGCAACAAGGAGGCACATTCTATGCCAGTGTGGCATGGGTGAACGCGGCCGGACAGGAAGGAGCGGCTTCGATCGCGGCATCAATCGCGGTCGCAGACGGCCATCTGATGACCGTGACGGCGGTGAACGCGCCTGCCGCGGTTGCCGGTTTCAACGTGTATGCGGGGCCGGCTCTGACCGGCATGGTGGTCCAAAACGACACGCCACTCGCTCCCGGAGGGAGCTTTACCTATGTGCCCGGGTTCACCACGCAAGGGCGAGGGCCGGGCGCGGGCCAACGGCCCGACGTGATTCGCCCGATGGCAAGAATTCTCCCGAGGGGTCAAATGGCCGGAACAACAGGAACACTCACAAATTCAGTCCTGACGCGGCTGAGTTCGACTCCGGACGGCGTCAACGCCCGCATCGGCGCCATGGAGCAGGCCGATGCTTCGTTAACAGCGCCTGGGGTACGGTCGATTGTGGCGCTGAACGCCAACGTGGATATCGGCGAAAAAACCGGCCACGCTCAGTATCCGGCACTTCTGGTGTATTGCGACAAGGTGTCGAATTCGCTGAAAGAGAAGTTTCGGCAGTTTTCGGGAAAGGCCCACCTAGTGGTCGAAGTGCGCTGTTCCCAGGATCGGATCGAGGGGCTCGAAGCCTCCACACAGTTGTACGTGGACGCGGTTTGCGCACTGCTGGACGATTCACGGGGAGATTGGGGCAACGGGTCGTTCTATTCGGGTGGTTACGAGGTGAACTACGAAGCAATCGGACGCGGCGGGAAGAACTTCCTGCATCGCGCCCGTGTCGGATTTGAAATCGAGGTCAGCAAGTAAAAGCTATGTCATACATTTCATCGAACGCCAACAGGTGGTACTGCGCGGCGGAAAGCGCATACGGGCTCATTCCCGCGATTACAGCGGCAAATCGCATTCCCGCGGTTACGCTGAGCGCACAACTGCGCCGGGCCAAGACCCAGCGTAAAGACAAAACGGGCAGCCGTACATGGGCCGGGGCACCGCAGGGACTGCGTACACAGACCAGCTACGACATGAAAACCTACATGCGCGACTGGGCCGATCCGACGACATTGCCCCCGCACGATCCTCTGGTGGGAGCGGCGCTGGGCGGATCGGGTGTGCTGTGGACAGGCGGGACGCCTGGCACGGCAACGACAACATCCAGTGTGTCTTTTGCCGCTCCTCACGGCCTGGCTCCCGGTCAGGCGGTGGTTTCCGGTGACGAGATTCGGTTTGTGGCGGCCGTTGCGGATGCCAGCACGGTAATCCTCAACGCCCCGTTCTCGACGATTCCCACTCCCGGCGTACCGCTTGGTCCGACGGCGAGCTACAGCCCCGCCGAAACGCTGCCGAGTTTCAGCCTGTTCGATTACTGGGATCCGTCGACGGCCATACAAAGGGTGCTGACCGGAGCGGCCGTAGACAGCATGACTATCAAGCTGAATGGAGACTTCCACGAATTCGAGTTCAAGGGTCAGGCACAGGATATCGTGGACAGCGCGTCGTTCGCGGCCAATCAGGGAGGAACTCAGACCTTTCCCGCGGAGCCGGCGGTCGCGGCCTGTTCATATTCACCGATACCCGGCAATCTGGGCCAGGTGTGGCTGGGCGTGATTCCGAATCAGTTCCTGTCGATTTCAGCCGCGTCGGTGGAAATCAACAACAACGTGGATATGCGGGCCAACGAGTTCGGCTCGATGCTGCCGCAGGGAATATCGCCGGGACAGCGCGAAGTTTCCGTTTCGCTGGAGCTCTTCGGGCAGGACGATACGGCAACGGAGTCACTGTACCAGGCGGCGCGGCAGCAGATTCCGATGGGCGTGATGTTCCAATTAGGCCAAACGGGCGGCCAGCTCCTCGGCATTTACCTGAAGAGTGTTGTGCCGGTGGTACCCGAGTTCGACGACTCGGACAAGCGGTTGAAATGGAAGTTCCAGGACACGCGCGCTCAGGGCACGCTGAACGACGAAATCGCGATTGCATTCGGGTAGGAGGCGCTCATGTCGACCAACTGGCAAAGCAGCACGACGGTTTCGTCCGTATCGTGCCCGGGCGTAGAGTTCGTGATCGCCCGGATCACTTTCGGGCGGCGTATCGAACTTATGAAACGAGTCCGAGACCTTGCGGTTCGGCTCGAGTATTTCGATGCCGGCAGAGAAGAGAAGAACCGAATCGAGGCGAGTCTGCTGGGCGCTCAACTGGACCGTCTCTACATCGAATGGGGCCTGGCGGAAATCCGGGGCCTCGAGATCGACGGGGAGCCCGCGACGCCGCTGAATCTGGTGGAACGCGGACCCGAGGAGCTATTCCAGGAAGCGCTGGCGGGTGTTAAGGATCAGTGCGGCCTGAACGAAGAACAAAGAAAAAACTGACCGTCGCATTCCACTTCCAGCTCGCAAGCGCGCAACTTGCGGACCAGGCCGGGTGGGATTGCGACAGCTGCAGGAGGAACGGCCTGGAGCGGAAGCGCAGGTGCGGGTTTCTGCCCGCGGATCTGCGCGGGGAACCGAAGATCGTATGGGGGAGGCGAAGGGTGACCTCCGAAGAGTGCCCGAAGTCGTTCGTCACCGGGGACAGCCTTGCATTGATCGAGGAATTCTTTGTGCGGAGGCGGCTCGGCATTCCGGAGTCGACGGAGACGGAGGCTCGAAAGATCGATGCGTTCGTGATCCTGCGCGATCTGATGGAACGGGAGGAGAGGGATGGCACATCGCAGCATTGAAGAAGTAATTCAGACGATCGCCCCTTCGCGGAGGGAAGGAATACCGAACCCGCCGACGATCGGCATTGGTGTTTCCAGCGACAACGGAGATCTGGCGGCGTCGCTTTCGCAGGCGGGTCAGCAGATTGCTCAGCTGCAGTCGGTCTACCAGCAACAGGCGAATCTGATTGCGGAGAACACGCAGGCGCTGCAAAGCAATACGTCGGCGAAGTCGGGAGCGGGAGGAAGCGCCGTGGGCGGCGTAGCGTCAAGCTTATTCGGGGGCGCACTGAGCTTTCTTTCTCCGATCATTTCGGGAATCGCGAGCCTATTCGGAGGTAGCTCCACACCGCAGCCACTGCCGATTTACACGCCGCCTCCGCCGGTTTCCATCAGTGGCGCGGTGCAGAGTGCGCCGGCCGCGCAGACGAGTAATCCTGCGGCAAGTGGCAACTCAGTTTCGACGTCGCTCAGCACCTCCGGGACATCGAGTCCTTCGCGGGAAGCAGTGAGAGTGAACACCGGCGACGTAAATGCGGCGACTCGCACCAACGAACCCGAAGGGCGGTTGGGCGGTGCAGGGGCATTGCTCTCGCCGATCCTTGCGAGCATAACGAACCTGTTCGGCGCGGGTCCCGGGGCGCAGGCGCTCCCGGTTTATTCCCCCGTCGCGGCGAGCGATGTCTCCGAGAACACTCCCGCTCGGAGCGGTTTGCCGGCGAATACCGACGGGAACAATACAGTTTCAAGTTTCCCGCAGCCGCAGAACGCTTCGCTCGCAGGCAATTCAGCAATCGGCAACATTTTCAGATTGTTCGCGGGGTCGTCGTCAACCATTGTCTCCTGTAGCGCAGATGCCAGTGCAGGGGGCAGCCCCGGCGCCCTCCCGCAGAGCACAGAAGGGTTACCATCGTCGATCATTTCGGCGCTGACAGATCTGCTCGGAGGGGGTCAGACGCGGCAGGAAATTCCCGGGTATACTATTCCGCCGATCAGCGGGATGGTTCCGCCTACGCCCGTTCCGACTCAATCGGCCGATGCGGGCGTAGCGGGCTCACCCCAGGCAACGGCGACGAGCCCGACCAACTGTTCGCCGCAAATTACGGTGAACGTGAGCGCTATGGACAGCCAGTCTTTCATGGACCGCAGCAACGATATCGCCAACGCGGTCCGAGCCGCGATGCTGAACATGCATCCGATCAACGATGTGGTAGCGGAGCTTTGAGATGAGCCCGTTTCCTACGTTGAGAACCGGGTCCGTCGCGCAGTATCCGCTGGACCGAGGGGTTCGGTTTCAGACGCAGTCGGTGAGATTTCTGGATGGCAGCAGACAGAGGTTCCGGCTTTACGGGGCAGGTTTACGTCGCTGGAAGATCCGGCTGGATCTTCTGGATGAACAGGAACTGGCCGCCGTAGCCGCGTTCATGGAGCAACAGGGAACCGCGACATTTCCGTTCGTAGATCCGGTGAGCGGCGATACCGCGAAGTCATGCATTATCTCCGGGCAGAGTTACGAGGCGGGCGCGGCCAGTGAAATGAACGCCAACGCGACCGTTGAGATCGAGGAGGTCGCATGAGCTTCTATCCCCAGATCGGAAATGGTGTTGTGACGCAGTTTCCTTTTGAACGCACCAGACGGTGGCGCGTCATCACCAACCAACTGGAGGGCGGAGAGTCGATCGCGTTACCCGATACGGCCGGTGGGCAAGTGGAGTGGAGACTGAAGTACGAGGATCTGACCACGGCGGAAGCACAGGCTATCGGCGCGCTGTTTGCCGCGTCACAAGGGCAGTTCGGGCCATTCACATTCATCGATCCGATGACCAATCTGCTGGGGTGGAGCGAAGACGTCACACGCCCGGGCTGGCAGCTGGGAGAGATGAGCACAACCGCGGGGATCTCGGATCCGGTCGGGACGCGACGGGCGTCCACGATTTCCAACTCGGGTGCGGCTTCGCAGACGCTGTCGCAGGCCCTGGGAGTCTCAGGCGATTATGTCGCCTGCTTCAGTGCATACATACGCTCGAACAGCGCCACGGTGGTCACGATGGAGCGCGACGGCTTGCAGGCGGCAGCGGCAGTGGGGTCGCAATGGAAGCGCGTATTTGTATCCGGAAGAGGCGCGGCGGGTTCCACGCAATCGACCTTCTCCCTTGCGATCCCCGGCGGCCAGGCGATTGACGTCTGGGGCTTGCAGGCAGAAGTACAGCCGTGGCCTTCCGTTTACAAGTTCTCGACCGCGGCGACGGGAATTTACGAAGAAACATACTTCGCCGAAGACGAACTCACTATGACGAGCACCGGATTGGGCTTCTCGCGGGCATCGATCAATCTGATTTCAAGAATCTGAACGGACCCAACACAATGCAAAGCGCATTCACAGCAAAAGAACAGCTCAATGCCGACACTCCATTGTTTTTATTCGACTGTACGATGGCAGATGGCTCGATCCAGCATTGGTGCGGCAGGACGTTCACGTGGAACGGCGTCCCGTATCAGGCACGCGTGGTCCGACACAATCTTTTCGAGGCGCAACTCGCGTCGGAGAATCAGGTCGGTGGCGTTCCGAAGCTGACGTTCGAACTGGCGAATGCGGATTCTTACCTGTCGCAAATCGAACATGAGATCGGGTTTAAAGGATCAAGTCTGACGGTGACGGTTGTGTTCGCCGATCTGGTGGCAGGCGCCGCGACAACGAATCCCGTAACCGTGTTTCGCGGTCTGATCAATCCCCCGGAACTGATCACCGAGACGACGTTCCGGCTCAGCGCGATGAATCGGATCTCGATGCAGCGAACCATATTGCCTAATGTGCGAGTGGAGAGAATGTGCCCCTGGCGCTTCCCGACCACGGCGGCACAGCGACTTGAGGCCGTCGACGGTGGGTCTGCCCGCGGGATCTATTCCCCTTTTTACCGCTGTGGCTATTCGGCAGACCAAGCTAACGGCACGGGCAACATGAACGGCGCGCAGCCGTTTACAACATGCGCTTACTCGCGGTCCGATTGTATTCAGCGCGGAATGTTCACGACCGATTCGAGCGGTCGAACGACCGGACGCTTCGGCGGCATCGAGTATGTTCCTCCGACGATCCTCGTGCGCGGCGCCGGCCAGAAGAACTACTCGTTGTCCGCCGTCCAGGACAACACGGCGGCGTACAACGATTTCGTACCACTGGTGTATGGCACGCAATGGCATGTGCCGGACGTGGTATTTCTTCGCAACGATGGCAATCTGACACGGATGGAGGTTTTGCTCGGGATGGGGGAAATAGCCGGCGTCCTCACGGTTCTGGTGAACGATGTCGAGATTCCGCAGGGCGTCTCGGGAGTCGGCATGACTTCCACCGGCTGGTACAACCTCGTTACTACCGGGACAAGAAACGGAAAACAGGACCCTAACTTCGCAGACTCAAGCGGTAATCCCCTGGGCGACCCTTTCGGCAGCATGGCTTACCTGTCTGTTGTGGTGCCCAACCGCGTCAGCGATGGAACGAGCATTCCTTCGGTGCAGGTACTGATGCAAGGGCTCAAGCTCTGGCAATTCGATACCACCGGGAATTTCCTCGGATGTCAGTTTTCCAGCAACCCGGCATGGATTCTGCTCGATATGCTGATGCGCTGCGGTTATTCTTTCGACGACCTCGACACCGGAAGTTTCGCGCGAGCCGCCGCTTATGCGGACGAGATGATTTCGGCGGACGACCCGTTAGGCGGTAGTGTGCAGATTGCCCGCTTTCAATGCAATTTCGCGCTAAAACAAAGCAGGAGCGCAGGCGATCTGATTCGATCCATTCGTAACGGCTCGCGTATCTACGTGGTTGTGGGGGCGTCGGGCGAACTCGAGGCCAGGATTGAAAATACGTTTGCGCTGCAACAGCCGACGATGCCTGTTAACAGTAACAGTACGCAGCAGTTCAACGGCGGGTGGCCGGCCTACGAATTCGACGCCGGTTCGATTGCGCGAAACGGAGACGGCAGCGCCAGCGTCAGGATATCCGCAAGAGGCGCCCAGGACACGCCGAACCGGCTTTCCATCGAGTTCCAGGACAGCTTCAACCAGTACCAGCAGGACAGCCTCTCGCTGGCCGACGAACAGGACGTGGATCTGTGCGGGCAGGAGATTGCCGCTACCTGGGATGCGATTGGCATTTCAACCTTCAGCCAGGCTTCGCGAATGTTACTTCTGGGGTTGAACCGCGGCATAGAGGGCAATCACTACATCGAATTCGAGAGCAGCGTTAAGGCGCTCGGGCTGATGCCCGGCGATCTGATTACGGTGACATATCCGAAAGAGAATCTGAATCGCACGCCGTTTCGGGTTCTGAAGATCTCGGCGGGACCAAGCTTCCGGACGGCAGTGATCGGCGCTCAGTATCATGACGATCTCTGGTACACAGACGCGGCTACCGGGATTATTGGCGGCACAGGGTGGCAGACCGGGCAGGATTCCGGGCTGCCCAATCCGGTAGCAGGTACGATCACAGACGCCCGCGGCAACCTTCAATTGGGAATTGCCGAGACGGAGATTGCGGGAAGCGATGGCTCCACGGACGTGCAATTGAGTGTGGCCTTCACCTCACCCGGCGGCGGGACGGGAACACTTCCGGCGCCGCTTGTGGGACCAGTCGCGGTGGTGAGCGAAACCGGGGGAACGCTCGGAGGCGGGCTCAATTACTTCTACGCCCTGAGCGCTGTAGACAGCAGCGGTTGCGAGGGGCCCCTCTCGTTCGTCGTGCAGGCGGCAACGAGTCGGGACACAAACACGAACTCCATTATCCTCGACGGGATCTCGCTTCCAGTGGGGACGGTCGGATTCAACGTTTATCGGGGGACGAACTCCGGGCAGATGTATCGAATTGCGTCCGCTCAGACGCCGCAGCCCTCGTTTACGGACACAGGATTCCCTCCTCAGTCTTTCCTGCCGCCCGATCCGCAGTTCGATCACGTCAATATGTACTGGCGATGGGAACTGCTGCCCGAAACTTCGGCCGCGATCTTCTCGCTGAACACGATCGGCAATACGGTTCTTGAACTTAAGACGAATCAATACGCGAATTCGCTCGTCCGGATTACGAATGGCGCCGGCGCCGGCCAGGAGCGAATCATCGCCTCGAACAGCGCGACCACCCTAACGCTGTCGTCCGCATGGTCGGTGGAACCTGACGCCGGCAGCTTCTTCGCGATCTGCGAGAACTCGTGGCGATTCGGCGCAAGGGGTAGTGCGAGCCCCGTTTCCGTCGACGTGCCGGAGAGAATGGGCGCGGGAGTTCAGATCTCGGCCCGGGCCGCGAATGTGGGGGACGAGGAAGCGGACTACACCTTGTCGCCGCTGACACGATGGGTGATCGGCCAATCCGGCTTCCTGGCCGCCGATTCGGATGTCCCGCCCGCACCCGCATTCGGCGTTGCGGCGTCGCAGACCGTAGGCGGCGGTATCGACCTCGCCGCAATCGCCTTTGCGCAAATGGCAAATACGCAAAGCATTATTGGCGGGACCTATCGCTTTCACTTATATGACGAAATCGACGGCGCGCCACCGGTGGCCCTGATCGCGGCCGTCGGAGCCGCGGACTCTACGATCCTGTTGGCGACACCAGTGGCTGCGGGAACCCTGGTGCAGATCGATCGGGAAATCATGCTGGCCGGCACTACCGACTCGGGAGGCAATACCTCGGTGCAGCGCGGAATGCAGTCCACGGTCGCCGCGAACCATGGCAACGCCGCATTCGCTTACCTTTTGGGAGAAAAGGCCGTTATCGTTCCTTTTGTGAAGAACTTCTTTGGCTCGCCCGCGAGTGGCGATTGGAAGTACACCGTGCAGTTGCCGGGTGTTCGCATCGGGTCCGTCGAGCTGTTCATGACGAATTCGCTGGGGGATGGACAGGTGGCCGCCATTGCGCTGACTGATTCAGACGACAATGGACTGCGCACGCTGGCCGGTGGACAGTATTCGTTTCAGATAGCCGGATACCTGGCGATACAAACAGGCGCCGCACCGAATGTAATCGTGGACGCGGACCGAGTTGTGGGAAGCATATACGGCGTGCTCAGAACGGCTCCAGGAGGGGCGGGCGTAACTTTGCAGCTGAATCTGAATGGAACGCCTTACACCACCGTACAATTCGATCCCGGTGCAACGACCTCCGGGATCGTCGATGGCTTCGGATTGCCGGTGCTGCATGCAGGCAATCAGCTCAGCCTCGACGTAGTCGGGGTCGGCACGGCCAACCCCGGCTCGGATCTGACACTCGTTATGGTTTTGTAA